CAGCACAACTCCCTTCTTGATATTGGTTCCATGAACCTCGTTGTGCGCGAGAGCATACGCAGTCAGCTGAAGATAATAGTCTTCTACCTGTTCTTCGGTCTTGACTCGGTTGGACTGCTTATAGTCGAGTATAGCTTCATCACCTAGGTGAATACCTATGCCATCCGTTGTGCCAGCATATAGACCTGGAAAGTATAGCGGAACTTCAACGCCCCAAACTTCGTCCACTTTGGATAGACCTTCTTGAATGACGAGTTCTGCCATCAGGTGACTAGGCCATGAAAATGGGTTGGAGCCTCTGTCCTTTAAAGCGCCATCCTTGATGTAGTTTTCAAGGTAGGTGTGCATACGAGTGCCTCGATTGGCAGCCTCAGTTGTTATCTTTTGCGCTCGCTCATGGCCGATACTGTCTCGCCATTTTTGAAGTGCTTCCTTCTTCTTTTTAGGAGTGGTTGCAGATAGCACAGTGGTGACACTTGGAACAGGTGTTCCATCTGGTGTCATGTATAGGCGTTTGCCCTCGACGGATGATCTCTTGATCGAGATATAGTCGAAGCGGGGTTTTAGTAGACTCATTGGACCTCTGATAAGAGTTAATTTGATGTTTGTATGGTACTAGGCTTGACGACGGAAGTCAAGACCATGGACGAGTTAATTTGATTTTTTCTGCGTCGTCTCGGCGCATCACGATGTCAGTGTGCATGATTTTTACTTGGATAGGATCGTCCAGTGGACCCGCTCGTACCATCGAGACAAGAACACCTATCTTGAACCCTAGGGCGTATAGTCGAGGATCCCGAGGGCAGTCCTGGATGATACCGGACTGGCCTGTTTGAAGGTCATTACTCATGATAACTGGTAGCCAGTCGAAAGTCAACGTTTATTTGCGTCGTTTCATCGCCTTTTTAGCATTTGAGTCGACCACGTTTCTGGCCTGATCAACACTCATGTTCTGTGATGGTTCTTCGTTTCCTTTGAATCGAATTTTATCGGACATAGGATCGAGTGGCTCAACGATGCCACTCATCGGCTCCTGTGACAGTAGATCCGCTAGAGTATCAGGTGTGACATTTACGCCAAGATTTTTAGCCATATTGATGAACGCTGTCTGGCTAATTTCTTTCTTGGCGGTAGTATCATCCGCACGACCCAGTAGTAACTGGGTGACGGCTAGTAACTTCTTCGTGGATGCGTTATCGGCCATGTTGGTTATCCTTAGATTCTGTTACGTCCAAGATTTCCAACTGGGACCTCGTCACTATCGACGTCGATATCTAAATCGGTATCGATATCTGAGTCGTCGCCTAAGTCTGCGTCGAAATCAAAGTCGTCTTCGCCGCCTAAATCATCATCCATATCAGGCAGGCCACCGCCCATGTCATCGCCCATGTCACCACCTAAGGGTTCCTGACCGGTAACAACACCAAGGGCTTCTTCCAACTGCTGACGTGACTCTTCTAGACTCTGAACTAGCTGAGAAAGGGCTGCGCTTGCGTCTGTTTTGAATTGACCGGCCTGATCGATTCCCATCTCATTTCTAACCTGGCTGACAAGGGCTGGCAGATCTTTGTACTGCATGGAGGTAGCTTGCTCGATCATCTTCTGAACGTTGTCTACCATGTCCTGTGCTGCCAACACTACCTGCGCCTGTTGAATCTCACTTTCACGCAACGCACGACGCAGAGAACGACGTGATTCGTTAGTTGCCGTGTTCGAACTCCATTTAACATCACCGCTAAGAATACCTTCCAGATCTTTCAATTGCTTGAGAATATTTGGATCTTTTGACCTGTTGGCACTTAGTCTATCGTGTTTCTTTACCAACTCTTGGTAGACTTTGTACGGTATTCTTTGAAGTCTCATTCTTTTTACAAGTTCTTCGTCGCTTGCTTCGGTTTGCATAGGAGAACCCATGGCGGCAGATGCTACTGTTTTCTGTTCGTCGGGTGACAGGTTTTGTCCAGATTTGGCTTTGGTCATTGCGGTGCGTAGTTTAGGGTCTTGAATCTTCTGGATAGCCTGAGTTTGTGCTGCTTTCATTTTTGCTTGATCGGCTGGATTCGTAGTACCACCTAAACCAGGAAGTGCATCTTCTTTTACGTCTTTCTTCTTTTTGGCGTTATATTTCTTGTCTGCGTTAATATGTGCTGCTCGTTCCTGAGCCTCATATTTTGCTGCATAAGTAGCCACAACTTTCCCGTCATCGACGACATTGAACTTGCCAATTGAAGGTACTACTTTTGCTTCGCTTAACTCGGTAGCGGCTTCTTTTACGTCTTTCTTCTTTTTGGCGTTATATTTCTTGTCTGCGTTAATATGTGCTGCTCGTTCCTGAGCCTCATATTTTGCTGCATAAGTAGCCACAACTTTCCCGTCATCGACGACATTGAACTTGCCCATTGAAGGTACTACTTTTGCTTCGCTTAAACTAGCCGCTGTTTCGCCAATCAGAGTCGACAGGACATTTTCCATCATCATCAGCTTCAAGTACGCAGGATTCTTTTCACTGTGGTGAAAAGAATGAGAACGACGATGTTCCAGTACCAAACCACGAACACGAGACAATAGCCCACGCGCCTGGCGATCGGTCAAATTTTCAATTTGAAAGCCCTTACCAAAGTAGCTTTCAAATACCTTAGCGGCTTGCCTTGAAGGTTTAGGCGCGGACAGTTCGTTCAATTTCATTTGTAAATCCTCTGGTTTGATAAAAGTGAGAAATCATAATACATTTATTCAGACGGGCCTGTATATCGGCCTTATACTTAAGTTTACTTTCTAACTTAAAGGTTATACGCTCAACGAGATCAATATCTTTTGATGATTTGGCAATAGCCGACCTAACATGAATGTCGTTGGTTAGTTCCAACAATCTTCCATCTAGCTGCTTTATTTCCCTGGCTAAATCATCATACTCGTATTTATCAGCGACACACCAGCTCAATGCAGAGCGAGTACTGCCGAAATAACCTATCAAATCATTATTACGAATAACGCCATAACTACCGTCATGTGGTATTATCCGATATTTTCCAAACACGAAATAACTACCATCTGAGTTGCCACACATAGCATTTATTTTGGTATTTTCAAGCTCGTCCTTAAGTATCTTCTTAAATTTCTGTTTATTTTTCATTATTTATATTTATCAAATTTTTTGAAAGTATAGATTCTGATCGATACCATCGACTACTAACATGTTGGATTTTATTGATTGGTCATCATATACTATCATAGGTACATTTTTGGCGTCGTTTTTCAAAATTTCAAATGGGTCAAATTCACTGCCATATACTGAAATATCCTCGACCGAGAATTCAAAATACCATTTAGATTTGTGTTTGACTGGATATACTATATCAAATATTTGTGTTCTAAGTGAGATAACCTGAGTAAGGGTTTCCCAGTTTCGTTGTTGATTTCTCGAACGATTCCAACCAGCATTGTTTTCAATAAGTTGACAGGCTGAATCTTTGTATGGGAGTTTGTGTGGCTGAAAGTATCCCGTTGTATTGGTGAAAGTGATGTCGAATATAGTGGAGACTCTTATGGCATACATGCAGATATTTATCGGCACAAAAAAGGCCCGAGAATTACCCCGAGCCTTGTTTCGTGTTACTAGCTTGTTATTAGCAAGGTGCAGTAGCGGTTGAAGCCAAACGGAATCCAACGTTGGTCACGGTTGTGCCAGTGAAGTCATAGCCGTTGACAATACCAATACCAGATACCAGAGCAGCCAGAGTCGTTGTAGAGTTGTCTGTGCCGTCTTGTGCAGTGTTGAACGCTCCGGTGGGGAAAGTAGCAACGCTGAAGTTGTTGGTAGAGGCAGTTGCGTCAACCTGATATACAGCAACAACAGAATACTGCTGAATGGTCTGTAACAGAGTCTGAACTGCGCCATTTACTCCAGCCTGTGTGGTAGCAGCATCGCCACCGCCCAGAGTCATGCCGAAAAAGTCTAGCTTAGGACCGGCAAAGTTAGTAGGAACACCAGCGGGTGCATATGCAACGTTAGCTGATAACTGAGGACCGTTCAGGGTATCAGTTGCGAATACGGGCTGTGAACCACCGCTTACGATTTGAATTTGTGCCATTTTAATTCTCCTTATTTAATGGGCTGTTTGCCCTACATGTATTTATCTTTTTTCACAAATTTTCATTTAGGCGTTTTACCGTCCCACATAGCCCTGTTCCCTGCGCTGAAGTTGAAACGATCTACCAGCTTTGCTCTACCTGACGGTGTTGCCAGTACCCAACCCTCTTGACCTGGTTGCTGGTTATTTAACTGTCCAAGCATGTCTGATTTCAATTCATGGAGCAGCAAGAACTCAGTGAATGCTGCGCTCAAACCATCTAGGTTGCTACTCGGACTCTGGAGATATTCGACTATGTTGTTGAATTTACCATTTGAAACATTGCCTCTGAGCCATTCGGCAAAGCCAGTCAATAAATCGTCATAGTTGCTGGAAATACGGCTGTTGATATATCTCTTGCATAGTTTGGGGAAATCAGTTATTCTAGCAGATCGTAGTTCCATTGGGTTGAAGAGTTGGTCGATATCTCTGCCATGGTTGTCCAGGATATGAGTTATCTGACTGATGATCCTTTCGCATGGCGTCACTGTATGAACCTGGTTGTAACTAGGGTCTATCAGTAATAGGCCATTGACGGGGTTGAACGTCATGTTTTTTAGCGGCTGTTCAGGTGAATGAACACCATCGAATCGTGTGTGTACCGCTATGCCTATGTTGCTCTCTCCTATTTTCTCGCCTAGCAACGTATCTCTGGGTATATTGTACTCTATGAAATTCGGTTGAAATTTGAAAGCTCCTGCTGACTCCGGTGGACGTTGGGTAAATAGCAAATCTCCCATCACGAATCCTCTGAACGTGTCGGGTGTTGCTGCCTTTAGTACGGGAAACAGTTGGGTGTACATGTCAATAAGCTCGGCTCGGTCGCCCTTTCGTCTGCTCATGATAGCGGCCAACTGTTCAGGAGTGGAGGATAGTCCATCGTAGCTCTTGGCGGTGAACCCTGACTTATCGGTTAGCACGAAGTCGCCGTTTGGCTTTCTTCCCCATACTAACGCGATTCCGTCCCATTTAAGACTTACCGCGTCTGCTACGTTTTCCGCGGAGTGCGCTATGATACTCAATGCTTCCAAAATACCACGACAACCACGCTCGAACACCAGGTCTTCCAGATGTTCTATTCTCGATGCCTCAACCAGTGGCACCATGCCTTGGTTGACTATTCTATCGCGTAGTCTAGCCAGGAAGTTAGTGTCGGATTCGGATTCCATGAATGGAATCCCTCTGCTGGCAAATTTCTCGCGGGCATACTTCAACTTTTCATCGCGCTTTTTGTCGTCCTTGATAGCGTCAAGTATGGTCTCGACGCTGTTCAGATCTTGTTCCGTTGCTGCATCGCCTAGAAGTAGTTTGGCTACTGCGTCAATGTTCGTGTATGCTTTTTTCTTGGCTGGGTCA